TGGCCTGCTTGCGGTTTAGTAAAATTGGAAATTGTTCGCTCATTAGTAGGAACCGCCGCCGGCAACGGCGAATGCGGTGTTGTTGTGGTGTTGTGGGTCCATGACGGCCAGATAGCGCAGGCAGTCGATTGGGTCTTTGCTTGCGCCCTTGTCGCCGTCCTCGCCGGTCCACTCCCTCAAAGAATAAATTAAGTTCTCGCAGTCGGATGAGACGTAGAGATTTGGTTCGTTCTCTGCCGTCCTTGGCAGGTTCTGATTCCAAGAGAGCCAGTCGTTGATTAGGCCAACGCCCTCGTCGATGCGGACGCCGGCGGCTGGCTCAAACCACATACCATCGTTGCCCTCGCTCTCGTCGCCGAGCAGGTCAATCATGGACGTGCCGCCATCCTTACCCGCGGCCTGGGTGGCGCCGGCGCGTGGGTCGATGTAGCGTGCAAAGATCTTCTCCTTGCCCTCCAAGTCTCGGATGAGTTGCTTGTAGTCAGACGTGCCGCGGCCTGCGCCGTTCTTCTGCCCAATGCCCATCTTGCCGTCCTTCTTCTCACCCGGCAGCGTCCACTCGCCCACCATCATGTCGGGCCACTCACGGTAAATAAATTTGCGGCCTAAGCTATCGACGCGCAGCCAGAGCATAAACCAATTTCTGGCTCCCGCTGGGTCGACCACCATGTAGTTGGTCACGTCGCTAGTCGGAACCTTGTCAGGAGAAATTACATTGGCCTCGGAGAACTTTGGGAACTGTGAACCTGTCAGCGATTCCGCCCATCCGTAGGCGCGGATCTTTAGCTCGTATTCGCCGCGGCCATCCAGCGTGCGCTTCATCACATTCCAGTCCGAGTAAGGATTTAGGTCAGAGTGAAACCAGCAGATGCCAGAGTGGCGACCGTGCGCCTTCGCGGTGTAAGGCATCGCGCCCTTGGGCAGGCCCGGCACGTTGATCTTGTTCGGCAGCAGCTCGGCCTTCCTGGCCTTAAGAAATTTGCACCCCGAGACGTACTCCTTGACGACAGGAGTGAACCCTGTGACTGGCGTGAACGTCACGATCAGCAGACCGTTGCGGGTCACCAGCCGGTAGCGCAGCGTCTCGATCCAGTCCAGCGGGACCAACTCATCGCACCAGATCATGTCGCACTCGCCGCCCTCGATCACGCGCTTGTCCTGCGCGTAGTTCATAAAGAACGCCTGCGACTTGTTGGGCAGCACAAAAGAATTCTCCGAGAACCCATTCTTCTGGGTGTAGGCCACGTTGGTAATTTTTGTCTTACGGGCAGCCTTATACTCAGGCGGTAAATATTTCCATATTATAGGTTGCTGCATCTGAATCGATGACTGGTTCGTAGTGTGCAGGCACCACACCCGTGACTCAGGCTTTGCCACCAGTAAATTAACGGCACGCTTCGCCGCCCACTCGGTCTTGCCGGCGCGGTTTCCGCCCATGATTAAAACATCTCGGTACTTGGTCAGCAGCTCGTCCGCCACCTTCCAGTGCGACGGCTCGTACCCGTGACGGTACGGATCTTGTTTCTCGGCCACGATCTTGTCCTCACGCAACTGCAACCTGAGTGCCGTCTCCTCCGCACCATGCTCCGCCACCATCCGCTTGATGTCTTCCAGCGTGGGGCTGGGCATCACCGGGTGCGGTGTTGGGACGTAGCCCAAGAGTTTGCTGTCAGGCTCAATCATTTCTTGGCCTTCCTGCGAGCCTTGCGGCGGTGTGACTGCGCAGATGCGACCGGCTCAATCCCGATGCTTGCGTGGTAAGCCTCAACGTCACCCTCTGGCCAGCCCAGCTTACCGCTCGGCATCCACTCTTTGATGTACGCCTCCTTCTCGGCCTCAAAGTTAGCATTAAACCTGAGCAGCTCGTCCAAGTTCATCTTGGGCTTATTGATCTGCACCGCCTTGACGGCCAAATCGACCGCGTAGTTATCCAAGCACTCGGCAAGGTAGCCCAGCGGCTTTGACACAAATAAAATAATTCTAGCCCAAATAAACATTAGCTGTGATTTCATGGTATAAATATTTCGCGGTGGTCGGTGGCCTCTAGGCAGGTATCAAACTTGAAGACCGAGTAGGGGATGCCCTCCTGATCCGACATCTCGATAGCATCCTCACGCGCATCCTCAAAGTTGTTGTAGTGACGGAGGCGTCCACCCACAAAGTGAAAGCTCACGTCATCGTCGGCGTGCAGCGTGTCAGGCTCTGGCTTGAGTTGGGTGGGCAGGATGATGTAGATCATGACGGTGTAGTTAATCTGTTTTATCGACTGAGCTAAAGAATGGCCGCTCCCTTGTAAGTTCGCACTCGTAGTGATCGTTCGTGGACCTATCCTGCCAGACCACCTGATAGAACATCGAGTTGCCGGGACGGTAGATGATGCCAATCACGACGCCGGGGCTTTCCTCGGTGCGGTGAAAGATCAGGTCACCCAGCGCAAACTTTGGGATGTCGGCCTGCATCAGTCTCCCATCGAACCCATGTCCCGAGAATACTTGACCTTCTCCTTGACGTACTTGGTCTTCGCGCTGCCCTTCAGACCAATCGTCTTCTCGTAAAGAGTCTCGTCACGTTCGTGACCCATAGGCTCTGGCATCTCGCCAGCGTCTGAACTCATCTTGCCAAACGGTTTTTGTTTATAGTTTTTATTCATGTTTTGTAACGGTTAATCTAAATTGTTCGGACGCACGCCACTCCTGGCCCACTCGTAGCAGAGCAAATATCCGTGCGCGTCGATTATGTTGTCAGGCTTCGCCGTGTGAACCTCTCGGCACAGCTTCAGTCCCACCATCATCAAGATGGCTTCCTGCGCGGTGATATCACGTTTCAGTGCCGGCGCCAGCAGGCCAGACCATACCTTAGCCACCTTCGTGTAGTCATCCACCGGATCTCCGTAGGTCGCGTTGCGATCACCCAGAACTAACTGCGATGCTGTGGTTGCGTGATTCATAGGATTACCAACGCCCAGGCGCCCGAGGTTGCCTCGCAGAAACTAAAATGTGCTCGTAGGTCCGCACCGGTATCACCATGCCAATCGCAAACCCAATCGCATTCTTAACGCGACAGATTACCTCGCGCTCATTCCAGCGCACCCTGATCGCCTTGCGGTTCGCGAACGCATTCCCAACCACCACCGCCTCCTCCTCTGTCCACCACCCCGGACGACCCTTCGTGAGGATCAGCCCGTTCGCAGAGATCTTGGGAATCATGCCGTTCGCCAGCCACTTCTGCACCACCGGAGCCTCCTTGGGAATCTCCGTGCTGATCAGCTTCTCCATCTTCGTCAGCCCGGCCTCCGTGTAGCACACCGCCTTCGGCCTCGCGCTGTAGAACCAGTCCCAGCCCTGTATCAAATTATCTTGGCGCATCTTCGTGACCACCGGACGCGGCAGGCCAATCTTTACGCACAGCTCAATTTCTCTGATTACACTTTTAGGTTCGCTCATGTTTCGATTGGGTTTTGTTCTTCGTCTTCTTCTTCTGTTTCTGGTCCACGCATCGTAGTGGTTTTTAGATGGAGCCTTCGACAGGACTCGAACCTGTGACCGCCTGTTTACAAAACAGGTGCTCTACCAACTGAGCTAAGAAGGCGCTTTTATGAAAAAATTTCGGTTGAGTGAATGCGTCGCGTCGCGCTCGCCGCCGGCGGCTGGGACTCCCCCCCCCCGCCTGACCAGCTTGAAATTTCAGCAAAACTAATGAATGATCAGGAAATATCTGACTTCGCACAATACCTATTATGTCTAATGTTCTACGCAACATCGATGATATCCTCCTGCTCTGTAACAACTTGTAATGGTTTGACGGATATCATGCGGGAAATGGCGTCCGCATCGACCCGGAGCCGGTGTTCAACCACCTGGACCGTGGTTTCACCGAGCATCGCAGACTGTTTATCAAGTATAATCCCTAGCGCGACGGAAATTCCCGCTAGTAAACTTGGTTTAACATCTTGTCCTTCGAGGGCATCAAGACCTTGCTCAATGGTTGAGGCGGCCTTGTTTGCGATGCGCTGGAGGTTGGCAGCCATGTGGCCGCGGAACAGTGTTGGCTCGCGTTCGATGAGCTGATCCCGGACGATCTGCACGGTAGATTTGCTTGAGCTAGTATCAAAAGCGATGCGAGCAATTGGCACCTGCTTGCGGATCATTTCCTCGATAAGCGTACGCTTTTCCGTACTGATCTGTCTAGCGGTAAAGTTGCCGAGGTCTGATCCACGCGCCAGCTTCTGGGTGACGGTGGTCAGCTCAGGGGAGGTTGTGGTAACTTGTGCCGTGATCTCCAATGGTCTGCTTATACCAGAGCGTAGTTTTTGGCGCAAGTGGTTTGATATTGACGTGAGGTGTCAGACGCAATTTAGTGTCTGCGATGAAACACATGATTCGAGAGTTGATAGTGTTGGGTATCGCGGTGGCCTGTGCCGTCGCTGTTGGTTTTTTATTTGGGATTAGAAATATGCAGAACGAGGCAGTTAAGGTAGGCCACGCTCACTGGGTTCTGACCGAGAATCTGCGCGTGCAATTTGTATGGGGGGCGAAGCCATGAGTACTATCATCGACGGCGGCGGACCAGCTTTTCCAACTCTTCTTATTGAACCAAAATACGGATCGGGTTACAAGGGCATGACCCTGCGCGACTATTTTGCTGGGCAGGCCATAATTGGAATTGCTCCAAAAGACCCTATCGGAGCAAGTACTTGGATAGGATACGCGGCTTATGAAATAGCAGACGCAATGATTGTGGAACGCAACAGGAAGGCCGCCAAATGATCGCGCTCGCATCTATAATCTTAGCTGGTGCCATCA